GCGGCCGAGGCGGCCACATCATTGACGAAGGCCAGAACCGGCTTCACCTGGTTCACAGCGCGAACGAGGTTGGCTGTCGCGAACATGCCCGTGGCCTCACCGCCGGGACTGTCGATATCTAAGAGGATCGCCCGCACATCCGGGTCGGCTTGCGCCTCGCGCAGCTGCGCGGCGATGCCTTCATAGGAGACCAGCCCCGAATTGGCCCCGATCCAGGCCCCGCGGTTCACCAGGCTGCCGACGATGGGCAGGATGGCAACACCGTTTGCAACGCGCATGGAACCGACGCTGCCGTTGTCGCGGCGGTAACTGCCGACAAAGCGGTTGGCCTCGGGCCCCGGCAGGCTCATAGGCTCGATCCCAATCCGGCCCTGCAGCACATGCAGGATCAGATCGGCCTTGTCCGGGTGCAGCAGCAGCGGCCGGTTCAACACGCGGCCCGCAATTTGTGCCAGCGTCGGCCCCGCCTGCGCCACTGCAGAGTGTTCAACATCTGGCGGTTCCGTCATCTCACCCCTCCTGTTCCAAGCGCAAACCGCCGCGGGCCACGGCCCTGCTGTTGTGCGCATTGCTCTTCAAAGCCGCGAATGACGGTCAGCAATCTGTCGGGATAGGCCCGGTGATAGGTCACCGACCGCTCTACCCCGTTTGACCCTGCCCGGAAGCGCACCTCCATGGCACCTTCCCCCGCGACGAGCCGGACATAGACCTGCCGCAGGCTGGCGGCCGCCGCGCAGGGATCGGCATCGTCAATGCTGATGGTCATGTCTCCGCCTCATCGCCAGTTTCATCCTGTTCATCTGCGTCAGCCGCACTCAACCCACCGCCCTGCGCCCCCATCATCTGCGGCTCCGGCAGGCCGTATTCGGCCCTGAGCGCCTTTTCCTGCGCCAGTTGTTGGTAAACGTCGTCCACATCCGCCCCAAGATCGGTGCAGATCATCGCATCCGACATGACGCCAAGGCGCTTCCAGACCTCGTGCGCCTTGGCTTTTTTCAGATCATCGGCCTGCGGGCGCGGGTCGCCGCGCCAGTCCGCGCGACACGCCGCCGTGCGATTGGCCATGAACCCGGCAATCCCACCCGGAAACGGCAGGCTGCCCGCCTCGATCTCTTCCTCGAGCCAGGCCTCAAAGATCGGCTGGCAGAATGGCGCCATGATGTTGCGCCGCCGGGCTTTTGTGATGGCTAAGATCTCCGTGGTCGCCGCTTGCAGCGAGGAATAGGTGGCCCCCACATTGTCGCCCGTCGCACTTTCATAGGTCAGCCCCAGACACCGCGCGAGTTCGCGCAGCAGATGCATCGCAAAGGCCGCGTAATCCGACGATGGATGGTTGCTGGTGTGGAACTTCAGCTCCTGTCCCGGAAACAGATGCGCCAAGCGGCCGTTAATGCCCACGTCCAGCGTGCTGCCGTCATAATAGCCCGCGACCATTTCGATATACGCCTCCATCGGCGAGACGCCCTGCGCCAACATCTGCGCCTGTTCCTGCGGCGTCAGCAGGCCTTGGAGTACCTGTTCCGTCGGCTCGTCCGAGGTGATGGTCACTGCAAACAGCGTCTGCACGATCGCCGCCATCAGCGTGGCATCGGCCAGCTGGTCGAACTGTCGGGCCACCTGCAGCGCGGGAACCAAAGGCGAGATGCCCCGGTGCGTCCCCGGCGACCCCTCGAAGATATGGATCACCCGGGGTCGACCCGCCCGGTCGCGGGCGCGCACATCGTATTCCACGTCATGCCGAAATAGATCCTTGCGGATCGCGCGGTAGCCCACGGGCATGCCATCGGCGTCCGTATAGACCCCGTTGATCAGCCGCTTCATGCTTTCCGTCTTGCGCGACAGACGCTGCGGCGGCAGCAGTCGCACCTTCGTGCCGTAGCGGTTCCACGGCCGCTTGCGCCAGGGCAACTCCGCGAGGATTTCGCCGGTGACCAGCCACGATCGAAACGCCGCCGCCTGCATCTGGCCAAAGGTGCGCAGGCCCTGAATGTCGCATTCCTGCGCGTTACGCGCCCAAAGTTCGAACCGACGCTCCACTGTCTTGGCCCAGTCCGAGGCCTCAGCTGGCGTCATGCCAAAAGTCTCGTTCTCCGGCAGCGCCTTCAACTGCAGCCCGGTGCCCACGGTATTGGCGACGCATTGCTCCATTGCCCCGGCCAGCCAGCCGCTGTTGTGCAGGAGATCACCTACCCGCGCGGCCGCATCATCCCAGGCCTCGCCAATATCATCCTGGCTTTCCCGCAGCGCAGGCTTCCAGCCAGCAAAGGTGACACCGCGCCCGCCGCGCATATATTTGCCCGAGGGCTTGGGGAGGGTCATCCCCTCAGACCCCACTGTCGGAGGCAGCACCTCGGCCAGCAGAACTTTGAGCTTTGAGATCACGGTCATGTTCGTTACCTATTCAACCGGCTGCCTTGCCGGGCGAACCGCGTGCGAAGCGCAGTACCACTTGCGCGGTTTTGTGGGGTCTGCGCTGCCGACTCGCTTGCCTCCCTTGCCGCATCCCCAACCCGACTGGCATCATGCCTCTCCGGCACAGCCGCCTCACGCGTCGGCGCACGCTCAATCCCCTCCGGGATCCGCTGCACGTTCAGCGTGTAGCCGATCGCTGCACAGAGTGCCTCACAGTCCAGAAAGTGGTTGTTGCGCGAACGTTTGACCCAGACCGGCTTGCCCTGCACCACAATCCGCGCCTCCGAGGTCAGCTGCTTGCAGTAATCCTCCGAGACCGCCTCATGGACATGGAACGCCCCTGGCTGATCAGCGGGCGTGCGGATGCGCGACATCACCAGCGATTTGAAGAAATCCGTCGACAGCGTCACCAGATCGATCGAGTAAAGCGCGCGTTTCCCGTCCGGCTTCACCTCGATTTTCGAGACCCGATACGGCGGGTTTTGCTGATCCCGGCCCTTTGTGGGCGAACAGAGCCAGCTGTAGCGTCGACAAAACTCATAGACCTTGTGCTCGTTGCCCAGTTCCGGCTTGTCCGGCCGGAACCCTGAATCGACAAACACTTTCTCGATCTGCATGCCACCGACCGGCGTCAGCATCAGGTCCGCCAGCGCCGACCAGACATCGTCATCCTCCGTGGGTCCGTAAAGCTGGCCAAACTCCACCAGCCAGGACGTGCCCCGCGCGCCAAACGCCCGGATCACATAGACCAGGCTGAACTTCTGGACGTCGACACCCATAACCAGGCGTAAACCCCCGGCTGGCACGTCCCCCGGCCGATACGGCTGACGCCGCTCCATGATCTCCTGCCAGTCCGGCACATCGCCCGAAGCGGTCATGGCGTAGCATTCGCCGAAGCCCGCGTTCATCGCGGTCTGGATCCGGCCGTGGTCGCCCGATTGCAGCGCCGTCAGGTACGTCTCCGCCCGCTGGCCCCAGGTTACGAAGGGCGAGCACAGGCCCGAGGTCCACATCGACAGCGTCGAGCTGTCCGCTGGTGCGCCCGTGACATGCGGGGTGTCATCCTTCAGCGTTACCTGCTGACCGGGTGCGACCATGGTGCCGAGCGCATTCATCCCAGCCTTGTCGGCCTCGCCGTGCTGCCCCCCGCAGCGCGGGCATTCCAGCGTTGCGGCCTGCTTGGCCTGCGACGGTGTCGCGCGCTCGGGCCAGCGCAGCTGCTTGAACCTTGGGATGAAGAACTCCGAGCAATGCTTGCAGGGCCAGGCCCAATGGTGCCGCGTGCCCTCCTGCCACAGTTTCCAGATCGGGCTTTCAACATCATCCGGTGCCGAGCGCGCCCAGAACTCCAGCCCGCTGGTCTCATCCGGTTCGATTTCCACAAGACCTCGCGCCGGTGTGCTGGTGATCGCCGTGACAAAATCCGCATAGGTTTCCCCACGCGCTTCCACCAGGCCCAGAACATCGCCCTGGCCTTTCACATTGGCCATCATCTCGTCGTATTCGTCGATCAGCGCTAGGGCCGCCGGATCGGATTTCAGGGCCGTGGATGAGCCCGCATGGGCAAGGCGCAGCCGCACGCCCGCGACATGCTTGAGCGTCTTCTTCATCCGGCGGCCGCGCACCACCTTGTTTGCCAGCGTGTCGGCCTCATCCAAGAGCGCCATCAGCCGCGGTTCGAACTGGTCGGTCAGGAATTCCTTCGTTGGGCCCACATAGAGGATTGGCGCCGGTCGCTGGTCGAGCCGCGCCCCGATGATGTCCAGCATGCTGTCGGTCTTGCCCGACTGTGCCGAGGTCACTGCAACCACCCGGCGATAGCCGCCCCGATGCACGGCCGCAGACCACGGGATCATGTAAGGCGTCAGCCCCGGATCACGTGGGCCGGGAATGCCAGCGGTTTCCGGGTATATTCTGTGTGCGGCCGCCCAAGGCGCCGGGTCACGCTTCTCGCTCGGCCTCCAGATCGCCGCTGCCAGCGACCAGAGCTGCCCCCGCTTTGTCGGCCGCCCCTGCAATACGTTCCAGCGCGCCATCGATCACCTCTTCGAGCGCGCGCCGCGCCTCCATGTTGCGCGTGTAGCGCGCAGCAAGCCCCGCAAGCTCCGCGCGCACCAGCGCCGCCATCTCACCCACCACGGCCTTTGCGTCCTCCATCGGGATCAATTCCCGGCTGCGTTCCTGGATCCTGAGTTCGATCTCGCGCGTGCGCGCTTCCGTGGCCCGGCTTGCCACCGCGGCCTTGTTGTTCTTGGACAGCTGGTCTTCGTAATAGGCCAGCGCCCCACGGATCACGCCCACCAGCGTGTATTCTCCGCGCGTCGCCCGATCCATGTAGCCGGATTTGAC